ATTGTTGGCTATCATGTATTTCCGGCTTGCAATGTTCCTATTGCGGCATCCAATGGAGTAACTCAGTCTGGTCTACTACTGCTGGCAAGGCAAACCACCAGTAATACTGCAACGGTGCTGACCAGCAACACCAGCGCAGCTGGCACCACCAATCAGGTCATCCTTCCCAATAACAGCGCCTATAGCTTCTCCGGTGAAGTGATCGCGGGCGTTACAGGTGCAGGCAACACAGCGCGCTGGACGATCGCGGGCGCCATCAAGCGCGGCGCCAGCGCAGGCACAACAGCAATGGTCGGAACTCCTACCGTGACCATGACGCACAACGATGCCGGCGCTTCAGCCTGGACGGTTGCCGTCACCGCCGACACCACCAACGGCGGCATCAAGGTTGAAGTAACCGGCGCCGCATCCACAACCATCAGGTGGGTGTGCAAGATCAACACCACTGAAATGACCTTCTGACCATGGCCCTGATCGTTGACCTCGCCACCACTCCCTACGGGATCCCTGCACCCAATGCCTATGCGCGCATCAGCCTATTGCGCGCTGATCAGGACGGCATCACTATGCAGGTTCTGCACTACGCCTCAGAACAGGCCGCCCGCACTGGCGCTGAGCCGTTGCTGAGTCGCACAGAGTACGCACCATCCAGCGAGTTGCAGGCCGGCATGAATCCGCTCGCGATCGGTTACGCCTGGCTCAAGAATCAGCCCGGCTACATCGACAGCATCGACTCCTGAGGCTTGATCAGCTGCAACCGCAATGACCACCAAACGAGAGACCATCCTCGCTGCATTGCGCAGCAGCCTCACCGGCACCGTTGGCGTCGGCACCAGGATCTACCGCAGTCGCGTTGAGCCGATCGCTCGACAGGAAAGCCCTGCCATCGTCATCGAGCCCGTCATTGATGAGCCCGCGTTGCAAACACACCTAGCAACGATTGACTGGACGCTAAGAGTTCGGTTCACAATCATTGTCCGCGGCAACACGCCTGATCAGCTTGCTGATCCAATCATTGAAGACATGCACAGTAGGCTTATGGCTGATCCAACCATCGGCGGGCGTGCTATCGACATCTTGCCACTACCGACACGCTTCAACTTCGTTGAGGCTGACGGCCCCGCTGGCGAGATCGCATGCGACTATCGTGTGATGTATCGCACCCAGCTGGCAAATCTCACTTCCTGAGTTATGGCTAAGATGATGGACGCATACCACGGGCACGGCGGAACCTATCTGCTGGATCCGAGAACCGGCAGCCGGAAGCTCATTGAGCGGACAGAGCCGGCCCAACCCCTCACCACAATCGAGGAATTGAGCAATGCCGCTCCTGAGACGCAAGAGCCTGATCCTGGCGAAGACTGAGACGACCTACGGCACCAGCGCCAGCCCCACGGGCAGCGATGCTGTATTGGTGCGCAATCTGGAGATCACACCGCTTGAGAGCGATGTGGTCAGCCGTGACCTGATCCGCCCTTACCTGGGCAACAGTGATCAGCTGCTGGCCAATCCTCGCGCACGCGTCACCTGTGAGGTTGAACTGGCAGGCTCTGGCACCGCCGGCACTGCGCCGCGCTATGACGCGCTGCTGAAGGCCTGTGGCATGTCGGCCACTATCGTTGCCAGCACCAGCGTTACCTACGCACCGGTCAGCGCCAGCTTTAGCAGCTGCACCATCGCCTACAACATCGACGGCGTGCAGCATCTGCTGACCGGCGCTCGTGGCACATTCACCATGAACTGCCAGCTGGGTCAGATCCCGACGCTGCAGTTCGAGATGACCGGCATCTTCAACACTCCGACCGATACAGCGCAGCCATCGGTCACCTACGCGAACCAGGCAACGCCTCTGATCTTCCGCGATGGCAACACCAGCGCGTTCAGCTTCATGGGCTACAGCGGGTGCCTGATGTCGGTTGACATGAACCTCGCTAATGAGGTGGTCTATCGCGAGCTGATCGGCTGCACTAAGGAGGTGCTGATCACCGATCGCCGCCCTGCTGGCACGTGCGTGATCGAAGCCCCGACGATGGCCGCCAAGAACTTCTTTACCGATGCGCTTGGCACATCAACCGGCAGCCTGTCGTTCCTGCATGGCACGACAGCCGGCAACCGTGTTACGTTCACATCGCCTCAGTCGGACGTGGGCCAGCCGACCTATTCTGAGTCGGACGGCGTTCAGATGCTCAACATTCCCTACGTTGCGCTTCCGACCACTGCCGGCAATGATGAGTTCAGCCTCGCCTTTACCTGATTCCTATGGCATTCGTCATCTCGCAATCGCAAAGCTACAGCTGGCCGGTTGCGGTTGAGTTCCCAGTTGATGGCGGTCGATTTGATCGGCAGACGTTTGACGCACAGTTTAAGCGTCTGCCGCAAGATCGAATCCGTGAGGTGTGGGATCGAATCAAGGCCGATGAGTTGGACGATGACGGACTATGCAATGAAATCCTTGTTGGATGGTCCGGCATCACCGATGACAAAGGCGCTGAGATTCCCTACAGCGAGAAGGCGCGAGCAAACCTGTTGAAGGTGCCGCTTGTTGCTGCTGCGATCGTTGGCGCATGGCTTGACAGCCTGAGCAAGGCGAAGCGAAAAAACTGATTGATGCCGCCGAGCATTGGGCAGGTGGCAGCGTAATTGACGACACTCAGGATGACGCAGCCGTCCTGGGTGTCGTTTTTGAGGATGACGAAAAACCTGATCACTTTGAGGTGTTCCCTGAGAACTGGGAAGCCATCACAATGTGGACACGGATCAGTACGCAATGGCGCGTGAGCATGGCCGGCGCCATCGGCCTTGATTACACTGTTCTGCGTTGGCTGTTTGATCTATACGAGGTCAAGGATCAACGCGAACTGTTGGAAGACCTGCAGACGATGGAAGCGGCTGTCTTAGAGTACAGAGCACGGCAGAAGGACTGAGCCAGATGGCCTTCAATCTTGAGACAGCATTGCGCGTCGTCGCCAAGGTTCAAGGCCTGAATGAGTTCAAGGCGCTCACTGATAATCTGACGGCGACCGGTGCAGCGTCGCGTGATAGCAAGGCAAGCCTGCAGCAGCTGAGCACGGAATCAGCACGTCTGACGCAGGAGACGACGCGGGCATCTGGCGGCGTGAGAGCGCAGACGACAGCGCTGCAGGTGTTGACCGCTGCGCAACGTCAAGTCGGGCAGGAGACGGCCAAGACGGCAGCAGCAGTCAAGGGCCAGGCGGTCGTTGTGCAGGGCTTGACGGCTGATGCCGAGCGCCTGGCGCAGGGCAGCGGCAAGGTTGTTGGCGGCATCAAAGGGCAGGCGGCAGCGCTGCAGGATCTTGCTGGCGCATCACGCAACAGCGCTGATGCACTGCAGAACGTTCAGCAGGAGTCTGCGCAGCTCAGTGGCGCCGTGTCGCAACTGCGCAGCAATGCCGCGGGCGCATTGGATGGTCTGACCGGATCTGTGGCGAAGAGTGCGCGACAGATCAAGGATCTGCAAAGCAGCCTGCAGCCAACTGATGCGGCATTGTCTCAGCTGCGCGATGAGGTGCTGCAGGTTGGAGCTGCTAGCAAGCAAACTGAAAGGTCACTGGCACAGCAGGCGGAAGCGCTGAAGACACTGCGCAGCCAAGCCGAGATCAATGGAGACGTCTACAACCAACTGACCGCAGACATTGAAAGGCTGAGTGCAACGGCAAAGGGATCAGCCGGCGCTGCACGTGAAATGGCCGCAGGGCAGGATGCGGCGGGCAAGTCGATCAACAACGGCTCAAAGGCGATTCAGGCGCAAGTGAAGGAACTGCAGAACCTGCAGAGCAACCTACGCAAAGGGAGCACAGAGTATCAGAACATCGGCCGTCAGATTGATGATCTCAAGGCGAAGGCCGCATCACTGGACCTCAGCAAGGGTCTGAACATCCCTGGAGGGATCGGCGGCGCCGCTACATCTGGTGCGCGCAACCTACTGCAGCTGAGGCGACAGCTTGCGCAGTCGATGACAGGGCGTGTCGTATTGGCTGGCGAGGGACTGGCGACTGCTGGCCTTGCCGGTGGCGCTGCAGCAGGTGCAGGCGCGGCGCTCGGCGGCTTGGCATCAGGGATGAGCCAGGTGCAGGCTGGCGTTGATGCGCTGGCCAACTTCGTGCGGATGACGCCGATGGTTGGCGAGAAGATGTCAGGGCCAATCATGCAATCAGCTGATGCGATTGCTGATTTCGCGGGCAAGATCGCATCAACTCAGGCGCAGCTTGCTGATCTATCGGCACCGTTCCAAGCTGTTACTCATGCGATCCAATCAATCGGGCCTGAAGCAGCAGCAGCTGCTGGCGTTGCGTCACTTGCCTTTGCGTCGATCTATTCAGTAGCGGCGCCAAAGATCAAGGCACTGCAGAATGATTTGAGGATTGGATACAAGGGCGTCAGCGATGAAGTGCAGCGGATGCTGGAGGAAACATCGAAGATTGTTGTAAGTCCGGCATTCCGCAAGGGTGCATTAGAGGAGCTGCGGCAGCGTGGTTTGCAACGTCTTGGAGAGGCTGCACCTGGCAGTGCAGAGGCACGCCGTGCGGCTAATACGGTGGCAGTCGCTGAGCGTGAGATTGCAGGGATTCAAGCGGA